GCAGCGGTGGTTTCTTATGTCACTAGCGGCAGTCTCTTTTTCTTTGGGGTATTTGGTTTCTAATTGATTAATATGACAAATCCCAATGCTCTCTATGAAGACATGGAGAAACTTAATGCCCTCTATGAAGAACTTTGTTGGGGGCACGATGATGAACTAGTCTTCACTCACGACGGTGAAGAGATTATTATTTACAACAAAACAAAACAGGAGAACGAACAATGAACGAACGCGCAGAACGTATTAATGGTTGGGCGGCAATGATTGGTGTCATTGCAGCAATGGGATCTTATGCCCTTACTGGAGACCTGATCCCTGGAATTTGGTAGTGTCTTTATTAGTATTATCAATGATCCTGTTTGGTGCCTTTGTTGGTGCTGCTTTCCTAACACAAGACGGACAATCTGAATAATATTGATTAGACTTTCTACATATTGTAGAAGGTCTTTTTCTTATGCCTAGAAATTTTGTAACCAAAGATGAACTCAAGGTAAGAATCTTGAAACTTAAACACAAGGTTGACTCTGATGTCGGATATCCTGGGGAAAAAGAAATCGCACAGAAGTACCTCAACTATGTCCTGGATATTCTGGATGAGTACAGGGGTTGACAGGTTCGGTCTTTTCAGTTATAATAAGAATTCGGATGTATAAATAAATCATTCGTATGTGACATTACGAATTGTTACAAACCCCAATGCCTCAACTACTCGCAACGGGAATGTGCTATAATACATTCAACGCAGACATGTCGAGTCTGCTAACATCTGTGGGTAACCATTCCACAAGCAAAAACTAAGAGGTATTTAAAAATGATCAAATCTGTATTCGCAGCGGTTGCTGCTGCTCCCCTTTTCGCAGGCGCTGCCCTTGCAGGTCCTTATGTCAATGTTGAGGCCAATTCTGGTTTCTATGGTGGCGACTACCTGGGAACTGGTATCGATAACCACATTGGTTACGAAGGTGCCCTGGGCGAGAACACTTCTTACTACGTCCAAGGTGGCGCTACTGTCGGTCTCCCAGATGGTGGTGATGCTGTTTGGGCCCCTTCTGGTAAGGCAGGTCTTGGCGTTGCTCTGACCGAAGATCTCTCTGCTTACGGTGAAGTCTCCTTCGTTGGCAGCGGCGAAAAAGATATTGACCGCTCCTACGGCACCAAAATCGGTATGAAGTACACCTTCTGATCTATTGTTAACGTGGGGGGACAACGCCCCCCTTTTTTCTATGATTTTAGAAACAATTCTTGCTCTTACTCCTATTGATTATCAACACCTTGCTCGTACTGTACAAGTAGAAACTCCACCTGGAACTTTTGATGAGTATTGTGTTGCGATATCTATTTTGAATAGAGTTAGATCTCCAAAATATCCAAACACTGTTGCAGATGTAGTTTATTCTCCTGGACAGTATGAAGGACTTTTTAATTATCGTCCAGTAGCAAAGCAAAGTTTAGTGGACAGGTTGCGATCTGAAGAAGGTCGTGCTAATCTGTTAAAAGCATATTCTATCATTGGAGACAGGACTGACTTCAAAGGTCAAAGTATGCTTAGGTATCGTGTAGCATCGGAAGATCCGATGTGTGATCCTAAAGGAAACTTCTATCACTATCATTGGCAGTCATGATTAGTAAATTCAAGGCACTTATTAATAAAGTCATTCCAAAACAAGAAGATGAATCTAAAGTTGAATGTTTGATTGATAATGAAGTGGTGCCTTGTGATACTCTAGATCAAACTTTTTACAGTCCAGAAGCACAAGGGACTTGGTATACTGGTGTTCCCGCTCCAGCATATCTAGAAGAAGATCCTTGGTTTGTTCCTCCTGTATACTCTAAAAATCAGATTACAGTAAAGGAAGCATATGAGCATGTAGTTGCAGACAATCAGATTCTGGAAGAGTCTGGGACCTCAGAACCTTCAGACATTCATGAAAGGATCTATCAGATTGCAACTGCTAATTGGAATACCGTAGACGAGACAAAAGAGTCTATGGGTGGATCTGAAAACTTTCAGGAGGGCCCTCGTAGTTGGAATTCTGGAACTGGTATGAGGCAATTTTATGGATAATGATTGGCGTTACAGTGATGAAAGAATGGATGTTCGTACACAAGGACTGAACATTCTACTCAAGAAGTTTGGTTCTCAAATTTGCTCTGATGGATCTCCAAGATACTCTAATCAGAGTATTTACGAATGTGTTCATGATTGGGTCTCTCAGGGTAATGCCACTACAAGTGGCATAGTTAAATACTATGAGGCATATTATGCATAAGTCTATTCTTGCTATTATTGCAGCAGTTTCTCTAGGAACTCCTGTGCTTGCTGACTCTAAACTCACCAAGGGTTTCTATACTATGGATGCAATGGGGTGTATGCTACTCCGCGAATGCACCAAAGATGTTCACCGAGTCGAAAGTATCGCTACTATTGCTGATGCTCATCCCAATAGTGATTATGGTATTATTGCTGACGAATTCAACAGAATGCTCATTGCCCTTGATCAGATCGGAGTTAAGGTGTTTTTAGCGGATGAAAAATACTTTCCTGTTGCCCATCGAGGAGTTTATCATACTGTAAGTAATAACTTCTTTCTGAATAAGACGTATATGCGTACCCCTGGTACACTTATGGCAGTGATGCGTCACGAGGGTTGGCACGCTGCTCAGGATTGCATGGCAGGTAGTATCAAAAATAATATGATTGCTATTATTCATAATGAGGAAGATGTGCCTATGCTTTATCGTGAGATGGTAGAACGTACTTATCCACCTCATTCACGTCCTTGGGAAGCAGAAGCATCATGGGCAGGTCGAACTGAGAATATGACTATGGAAGCACTTGAATCCTGTGCTCTTGGTACAATGTGGACGGATTATGAACCAACTCCACTGACTCGTAAGTGGTTGAAAGAGGAGGGATTCATTAAGTGATTCCGTTTTTTGTTGAGGAACCTATAACTTGGAAAAAGATTGAGGTTCCTCAAGACATTTTGGAGTATTGTGATGCTTTCACACTAGATGCAGATCGTGAAGAACTTCGTTATATTGACTGTGTGTGGATGCATATGGGTTACTACGGTGTTCCAAAAGATGTTATGAAAGCAGTCAGAGAAGAATTTAATCCACCTGTAAGACCAATTTTTGAATAAATAACTGTGCCTTACTCTCTACATATGCTCGGCAATAAATCCAAAGCAAAGGTAGAAGAGAAAGACCATGATGAAGATAAAAGTGAAGTTCTTGGTAATCTAGTGAAAGTAGTTGTACTTATATGGTCTGCTTCTCTCTTAACCTTTAGTTATGTTCGACTTCCAAACGGTCAAAAGATTTTAGATTTTGATCCTACTTTTATCGCATCCGTGTTTTCTGGATCGCTTGCTGCATTCGGTTTATCTCCTGCCAAGTCTGGTGGTGCTTCTCCTGTAAAGAAAAAGAAAGAAGAAGAACCTCCTGTTAGATCTGCAATTGAACCAAAGCAGTAATGAAAAATGAAATTCTTTTCAAAAGAGGAGACACCTCAGTTACCTGAGACTCCTGTAAAGACTAAATCAAGGTCTCTCTTCAAGTGGATTGCACTTGGGGCAGGGACCTTTTTTGGTGTCGCCCACATTGGAATTTTGGGATATATTTTTAATGCCCCAAAGGTTCCAGAATATCCAGTAATTAATTTCCCTTCTGGTGATTATTCTTCTTATGAAGTAGAAGCAAATAAAGACGGGTATAAAATTAAGTTCAAAGCAAATGACCCTGCTATTCTAAACTCTGAAAGGTTTCTACAATCAGATCAGGATAAGAGAGGATTCTTTGGTGGTGGCACAACACGTAGAAGAGAGTATCGTGTGGACCAATATACGATGAACGGTGCTAGAAACCTAGGAGGCGGGGCATTTGACCCCGAGGGAAAGTTAGGTGCGAAAAGCGAAGAGTGCATACGGGCGGCCGCTGGAGCACGGTCACAAGGTGCGATGGCAGGGACAGCAATTAGTGCTGGTTTGATTGTTCCAGTAGTGACTAATATTCCTTATATTGGATGGTTGGCAGGTGGTTGGGCACTTCTTCTAGGTCAAAAAGCAGGATCTGAACTTGGATCTGAAATTGGTTTTTCATTCAATGATTGTTAAGTTAGCATATCAACTTATTCCTTTTCCCAACAGTAAACGGGATTTATAGATAATTACATATGCCTAATTGCATATGAAACGTTTAAACACATTTGTTTTAGAATTTACAATTTCAATCATTGATTACCTTTATAGGGGTAGACATTTTCAGAGATTTTGGGTGCTTGAGGAGATTGCTCGGGCACCCTATTTTGCATTTTTGAGTGTACTACATTTGCGTGAGTCTTTGGGACTACGTGGGCAATGGCATCTTCATTTGATGAAGGAACACTTTGAACAGAGCGTCAATGAAACAGAACATTTGGAATATATGGAAAGTCGGGGCGGTTCTGATTATTGGATTGATCGTTTCTTTGCCAGACACCTCGTCATTATCTATTATTGGATTAACGTGGTTTATTATTGGTTGGCTCCTTGCGCTGCTTACCATCTCTCCCATGAAATAGAATTACATGCAGCAATGACTTATGCAAAGTATCTTCAACATGAAGATTGGAATGATGAAAAGATTTGGGAAATCATGAATGATGAGATCCATCATTTTCAAGAACTTAATAAAGCAATGGAAATGATAAAATGAATCTGATATTAAAACCTCTTGCCGATATTAACGACCCTGTTTGGTCTGTAATTGTACTATTAGGGTGTGGACTTGTATTCACAATGTACTGTGTCGTCTATATACTTCGTATGTCTTTCTCTGAAATGAACGATGATCGACCTGACGAATAAGGATTCTGAACAAGATTCTAAACTTG